TCCTGAAAGCCCGTAAGATCCGATGGTCGACCTTGGTTCAAGCCTGCATTTTTCAGGTCACGATCAGCAATAAGCTGACGAATTCTCTGGTCATCGGTGACGAGTTCAAACGATCGAATCAGATCTTTGAAATGTCGAACCTTGCGTACTCCCGCCTGCCGTGGTGGTTACGACCGGAAAAGGCGTTGGACAACCGTGGTGAAGGCATTCTGCGATTCAACCGTAAGGACAAGAACCAGCAGATTACCAATCCCGGACTTGAATCGACATTCTTCGTCGATGCCGCCAATAAGCCGTCTGGATCGTCTCGAGGATTTACCCTGCATAACGTCCACGCCACAGAGTTTGGGCTATGGGCACATCCCGAGATCTTGACCTCCGATATTCTGCCGGCTGTCCCGAAAAAGAATCCGAACGTCATCTGCGTCGTCGAGGGTACCGCGAAGGGCTCTGGTGAAAACTACGCGTTCTTGCGCATGTGGAAGATGGCGAGCGAGGGACGCGGGCAGTTCCGCGCGATCTTTGCCGGATGGTGGAAGGAAAAGACGTACGCCAAGCCATTCCCGTCCGATCTCGATAAGGAACGTTTCGAGTTCACGCGCGAGGAAGAAGAGTTAGTCAACAAGGTCCGCGACGAGTTCGGGCACGTGATCACCAAGGAGCAGATGGCATGGCGCCGCGAACAGGCGGAACAGTTTGAGGCGACAGAAGGCGACGGCGAGAAGGTCGAGCAGGAGTACCCGTCGTATCCGAAATCGGCGTTCCGGTCGGGCGGTATCTGCGCTTTCCCGTTAAAGAAAATTGCCCAGATGGAAACGCGTGACGTACGCAAGCCAATCTGGTACGGCGAACTGACGCACAAGAAGTTCAAAGATCCGAAGACCGGCAAAGAGATCGACATGCCTGAATTGGTACGGTATCCGGAAAAGATGCTGTACATGGCACCGCTGTGGGTATGGGAATGGCCAAACAGTAAGGACCTCTATTACGAGGCGTCGGACCCCGCGCAAGGCATTCCGGGCGAAGATTTATCAGCGATTCAGGTATTCCGCGTTCCGAAGAAAGTGGGAGAACCGATCCGGCAGTGCCTAGAAGTTCGCGGCTACTACGATCCCAAAGAACTATCAAAGCAGGCGGTCTCGATCGGGAAGTTGTACAACACCTGCGAGATGGCGCCAGAATGCAACACCCTGACCGAGCATATTCATAACATCATTTTTATTCATGAATATCCCAAGATCTATCGGTGGCGCGTGCCGGATAAGGTCAAGAACCGGTTCACCTGGTTCTACGGATGGGTCACCAATCACAAAAGTCGCGATGCCCTGATCTCGAGATTCCGATCACTGATGATCGAGGATTCGATATGGATCAAGTCCTCGAGGCTGCTATCCGAATGTCAGGCCTTTGTCAAAGGCGACGACGTCGATCGATTTGAGGCGGCGCCAGGCGAGCACGACGACGCCCTGATGGCCGCAATGATCTGCGTTTACTGTTTGATGGAACTGGATCCCCGACTATTCAACATGGTCGAAGATCAGGCTCCGCCGGATCCAAATATGGGGAAGCACAATACGGATCATTCACTGTTCGAAGACGAAGAAGAGAACAAAGAGACAGCCTACAACATGCTGTAAGGAGAACACATGGCTAAGAAGAATGAAGGAGAAGGCGCTGTTGGAACTATGGTACCGCCGCTCCCAGAAACCAAGTTAGACGAAAAGGCGGTTGCCGACGCCACCTCGGAAGCGATGACTGGAAATACTACAGAGACCGTCGGTCAGGCGCAAATGGAGACTGCGAAAGAAGCCGCTCCGGAGCAACCGAAGCCGAGTCTACGTCGGCGCCCGACGGTCAACGACATTACCGACGACGGCCGTTCCACGCCAGCGCCAGAACCGATTTCTGAGGTCGTGCAAAAAGCGATCACGCCGCTGAGCATCCAGATCCGTAAGGAAATGGAAGATCGGTTCGCCGTCATGATGTCGGAAATCAAGCAAGCCGCGTCCGCGCAATCCAACGGCGTCACCGCGCAACTGATCGGCGGCACGTTCAACTGTCCGGAATGCGGTCTCCGGATCGCCGGACCGTCGATGACGGGCCAGCAAAACGCGCTGTACGAGCATCCGTTCGGCGAATCCGCCAAGCTGTCCGGTCAACAGTGCCGGCTGAAGGGCCAGAAATTCAAGGCACCGGTGATCTATCTCGAGGCGGTTAAACCGTTGCCGCCGTTGACGCCAAGCGGACAATAAAGGAGAGAAGGCATGTCGGATATCGTCAAAACAAAAGACCCATGCCCGCTTTGTCTCATGCAGAACAAGGCGGTCAACGAACTTCAGACGCGGCCCGGGCAGTTCTATACCTATTGTTCGGCCGGTCACAAGTTCCAGGATACCGAAGAATTGAACATGCTGCGCGCGAATGCTCGAAAGCAATACCCGAACATTTACAAGAGCATGGAGCCTCCGGTACCGGAAAAGCCAGACGCCGCGTTACGTGCCAGCCAAGACATCATCATCGATGCCGAAACCAAGGCCGCGATCGAGCAATTGACCGGCCTGACCCTCACTGGTGGAGCGGACCTGAAGGGCATGATTTTCGCGTACGTACAGGACAATCAGCACAAAGATGACGAATTGAAGTCCTTACGCGCGAAGGCAGCCCAGTCGGGGACGCGCCCATCTGGTGGTGGGCTCCGTCCACGTTTGGCCGACGACGAGGTCATTCTCAAGGTTCCGGAATGGTGTATCCAGATCATTTCCGATTACGCGGACAATGAGCACAAGTCGCCAGACGAGTGGCTACAGGACGAGTTCACGAGTCACATTGAGTCGTATTTCAGCCCGATGATGGCCGGTCCCGGGCAGAGGAAGGCCTAATGGTCAAACTGGACTTCATTTGTAACCGGGACGGCTGCGAGCATATTGAGCGCGACGTGCTTTCGACCAACGGAAAGCCCGTGACTCCGCTGGAACATTGCGGCCAGCCGATGACGGTCTACTGGATGACGTTGCCGCAATCGGTGCAGGAGTTCACGCCGTTCACGACTCGGAACATCCACCCGGACGGGAAGCCGTTGCTGGTCCGTAACAAAGGCGACCTGCAGCGGTATTACCGCGAATACGGCGTCGTTCATTATGACGACCCCAATCTTGTCGCGCAAGGCAACGAGATCGTTCGTCGTGGGAAATGGAATCCCAGTGCGTTTGTCGACATGGGACGGAAATGAACGAAATCATCCTCCGTACGACGGCCATAAAAATAACGAACAAGGGCGGCGGCGTCCAGCGGCGCATCGATCGCAAGGAAGGCGTCGCCAAGTCCTCTACCGATACCGGTAGCGATTACGTCACGTTTGTGTGCCCGTACCCAAAGTGCGGGCACCGTAACAAGTTATGCATGTACCAAGCCGAGAACTACGTCCCGGCTAACGAAGATCGTATTCCTTTTCGCTGCAAGATGTGCCGACACATCATCGAAGTCGAGCGCCCGCACGTGCCGACCAAGCTGATACTCGATCCTGCAGAATTCACCAAAGAAATGGCCCATCGCCGAAAGGATCTCGCTGAGCACCGTCGAATCATGGGCCGGTCCTGACGCACAGGGCCACCCTTACGAATTCCTAGAGTTCAAGGCCGATCTTTCGCCGCAGAATATCGCCCGTCGGCGTAATGACTGGATGCGTGCCGCGCTCGACGAGCGCGACAATTGGATGAAAGACTCCAAGGAGATGCAGCAGCTTCCCATGGACATCATGTATTTGATGGGGGAGCAGTGGCCTCTACGTCGTCCCAGCTATAAGGCATCCCCGGTCAACAACCGTCTTTTCCGATCGATGGAGCAGACGATCGCTATTCTGACCGATATCCGCCCCACCTATGAAGTCAAGGCCCACGACGACATATTCGACGACCAGGCGACGCTTTTAACGAACATCACGAAGGCGTGGTGGTCGAAGAACGACGTCGATTTCCAGTTAGCGATGGCCGTCATCTACGCCTACCTGTCGACCGGCTTTCTCCGTATTGCCTGGAATCGGAGTCTATGTAACGGCCGTGGCGACTTTCAGGTCTATCCGTGCAGCCCATATGACGTGACGCCGATCGGCCCGGCGCACCGGTTCCAAGACTGGGAAGGCTGTATCTTCGAGGCCATCCGTCCTGTCGCATGGTTCCGTCGGAACTTCCCGGGCCCGGGATCGATGGTCCTTCCAGACATGGGACTCTCGAGTTACATGAAGCCGCAGAACCGTCCGCGGCACATGGG